AGAGGATATACCTAGTGACTTAACGGAGGGAGCGTGTGCAGCAGGAGCAGGTCCAACATCAAAAGCTATCTTAGAGAACCTTTGATCGTTCTTAGGTATTAAGTCTTGAAGAACAGGAATGTCGTGGATGATCTTTAATGTGAAGGTAGAGAAGTCATCTGCTCTGTTTTTAGATGCAGATACAACAAGTATGTTCTTTGTTGGGTCTAGTAGTAGTTGATGTACAGCATAAGCAGAACATATCCAGGACTTACCTACTCCACGAAAAGCCATGATAACAGACCTTTTAGGACCGTCTTGCATGAAGTCTGCAATGTCGTACTGTAACGGTGTAGGATCAGGTAGATTCAAGTGCTTCCAAACTAGGTATAAGAAGTTACGGAAGTCCTTGAGTTGATGAAGTTTCGATTTACTCACAACTCTATTTCTCTCTCTCTCTTTCGGTGTTGTTATGTTACTTAACTTTAGCTTTTAGTTCTTGGTCTTCTTCAAAAGGGAGTACTACATTTAACAAGTCATTGATGGGAGTGTCTTTACCTGCTGTAAGAACTATCTCGTTATCCTTTAGAAGTTGTCTAGCACCGTTTAGTAGGGATGGATTATATTCACCTGTCTCGTGCATCTGATCGATTGCAGCACGGTATGTATCTGCTATGTATCCTTGTAAGTTACCTAGTTCTTCAAATGTTTTCATAATATGTTAACACTTCCACCTTCTAAGAGCTAAAGCTTTTCTAGTGGGTCTACCTTTACTATCTTTCATTGGTCCTTTGTTACCACTCATACGAGCACAGAAGCTACGCTTTCTAGGACCACCACCAGGTTGAGGGGCTTTTAAGTTAGAACCTGTAGCTCTGTTATACTTATCCCTTCCTTTCTTAGTGAGACCACCTTTACGACTCTTCTCACCTCTACCCAAGGATAATGATACTCCTTTACGCTTTGCCATAACTTTTCTTTTTCTTCTTTATAGATAGTTTTCTTTTACAACCGCACTTACATTTCATATAGCTATTTCTTTCTAATCTTTAATGATACTCTTGCTGATGGTGTGTTACTAACAAATTGTTTACCTTTTGCACCTGCTGCTTTCTTTTTCTTAGCAGTGGCTGATCGTTGTGACTTACTTAAAGAGTTCATCTTGCTTTTAGGAAGACATCTATCAGGATTCTTTTTGTTCTTAGAAGTACCACAAGGACCACCATCACTACCGTCAGATTTAACTCTTCTCCAGTTTTGTGCCCTCCATTTAGCTAACTCACCCATCTTATTTCTTTTTCTTTATGGATAGTTTACGCTTTTTACCTTTTCCGTACTTAGGGTCTTTGCAGTATTTAGAAGCAGCCATGTTAGCGTAAGCAGATGGGTACTTATCAAATGTGCGTTTAGCCCAAGCTATTCCTTTTGGACATATCTTACTCATTATTTCCTCATTAACATTTCCATCATTCTATCTAGTTTACCGTTAATCTCCTTAACAGTAGTTTCCAGACCACTCATTCTATTCTCCACAGCAGTGTCTCGTTCTCGTTGTGTAGCAAGTTCCACTTCAATCTTTGTTAATCGTTCTTCATCTTTATCTAATCGATCAGCAAACTTTTTTACTATCCATCCGAATACACCGATTATAATTGCCAGTGCAGTATCAAGAAAATGTGATATTGTTTCAGTCATTGTTTATATTATAAAGCTGAGATGATGAAAGCAAGTAACTCAGTATATCGCACAGCCATTTCCGTTATCTCCGAATATCCTTCTTGTTCCTCATTGGATACTGACCTTTTACCGTCTACTGTTTTCTCCCACCAAGTATTTTCAGCTATTATACCATACCGCATTGGATCGAGTCCCTCTGCCTGAAAAGCTGCTTGTAACTCTTGAGCTATAATCCCAAAGTGATACCTTGCATTTGACCCTTTTTCCTCAACTGCTTTTTTAAGTCTGTATTTTTTAAGAAGACCTTTTGCAGTTACAGCTACTCTTTTTTCTGCTTCGCTAAGTTCCTCAATGTCCTGTTTTAAATTTAAATCAGAGCCATTAAAAGCACCTGTGGACGAATATACATCTTGCCATTTTAAACTAGCTGTACCTAAATCCTCAGACGCTGTTACGGTTGGGAAAAGACTACCACTGAACGAAACATTACCGTTATCGGCAAAAGCAGTAGGGGAGGTACTTACTGATCCTTGGAAAATTCTCAACATTTTAGAGTTAGTACCGTGTCCACTGATATTAGTAGTATCTTTAAAAGTATCTACTGAAAAGGACTGTGCCTCAGAAAGAACAGGTGAGTTAACGCCTGGCTCATTAAGCAAGAGTTGTCCACCTTCTGTTGACGAAGTTGCATTATAAAGTGCGATGCCTTTTACTTTTATACCATTAGATTCAACTGTAACAACTTCAGGAATTGGACCAACGCTTGTATCGCCAGCACACAACCCTAATGAATTATGACCTTCAATCCTCGCTCTTGAAGTGTGAACTGTATCCAATGTAGTATTATCATCACTTATAACTCTAACATCATAATCATCAGTGCTAGGGTTTTTTAAATCAATAAAAGATACAAAACCTGTTGCCCCTCCTAGTTCCATGTTTACATTACCTGTGGTGCTAGTCAGTGTTATATTATTGTCACCGTTCTGTACTGCACTATCAGCTAACAAACCTTGAGCCGCTGTAGCAAAATCTCCTGTATTATTAGCAGCAGCAGTACCTGCGTCAGATATATTACTTAAAGTATGGGTATGAGAAGCAGCAGCAAAAGCAGTAGCCTCTTGACCATCTAACAAGTCAGCATCCAATCCACTACCTGTACCGTCTACCGTTTTAATTGAAGTTAACAACTCACTCGCTGTACCTGTAGCAGCAGCTGTAATCCTTCCTTGTTGGTCTACTGTTATGTTAGTATTAGTATAAGCTCCTGGAGTAACAGCAGTGTGTGCAAGTTTGTCAGCAGTAACTGCATCATCAGCAATGTTACCAGTATTTATTAGACCACCTGCAACACCTGTAGCTAGAGCTGTAGCAACCTCACCGTCTACATACGATTTGTTAGAAGCATCAGTTGTTGCTGTGGGAGTAGCTAGACCTGTGATCTTATTGCTTCCCATTGCTAACTCACCAGTCATAGAGTCCCCTGCCTTAGCTACCTTTAAAGCATCCGCAGCAATCCTAGCAGTCTCTTCAGCGTCTACATCTGCAACTCTAGCTGTTCTTTCAGTAGTAATCTCAGTGTCTACATAGTTCTTAGTGGCAGCATCCTGTGCAAGAGTAGGATCAGCTACATCAACAATCTTAGCTAAGTCAGCTTCAAAGTTGCCTGCACTGTTCTTAGTCATTACATTCTTACCACTACCTTCTGCTATCTCTTCGTTAAGATATAAGTTGTGTAAGTAAGCACGGTCTAGTTCTACTTCAGTAAGTACACTACCATTCTCAAAGTCTACAAGAGCAGTATTAGATGCACTGTCTCTTTTAATTCTTATCCTGTCAGCTGAAGCAGGTGCAGATACAAACCTGATAAGCTTAGAAGGAGAGGTTACTATTGTATAGTCTGTGGTTAAAGCTTTAGTAACAAAAGCACCACCTGCTACACTTGCTTGATCTACTTGTACAACAATGTGGGAGTCATCAAGATAAGGAAATGAAAAAGCAAAGTCTTTGTTGTCAGTACCTGTTCCGTCAGCACCTGTGTAATCTACGAATGTATTAGCCATGGTAATATATTATTAATTTGTTTGTTGTAAAAGTTCAAGCACTTCTTCTCGTTGCATCCCACCTTTTAAACCTGCTCTAGCTTGTGTTAAGGAAGAGTATTGTGCGTTTAATTCAGGATACTCTCTAAGCATCTGTCTTCTAGCTTCTTTCCTATACTTAGTTAGAACACTATTTATCTGTTGGATGCGAGGACTAGGAAGACCAGGCTCAGAGTCTGATGATAACCTTTGGTAGTTCCTTGACTTTATAAGTTTGTTCAAGGTTTGCCTAAGAGAAAGACCACGAAGCTTAACAGTTTTTAATAACTCTAGTTGTCTATCGTTTGCAGATTGTCCTTTATCGTTTTCGTACTCTAACAAATCTATCTGACCTCCTAAATTAGCAGGAGGGTTTCTAAAAGCATGCTTTAAACTTGCCATCTCTGTTAGGATAGGATCGTTCTTTTTAGTAGACAGTTGAATAGGATTAATAAAACCTGTACCCATCCATTGTTCTGCTACATATTCCTCTCCCAATATATTACGTTTAGTATCTAACGAACCACGCATACCTAGCTTACGTTTTACTGCGTCCATGACAGACCTTGTTTCTTTTATTGCTTGAGTATCGTAGTCAGCTGTTTGAGAAATTAAATTAGGAACTAAAGAACCTGCATAATTTCTACCTAACTTTTCTACATATCTATCAGGATCACCTAAAGCATCTGCCCACATTTGAATACCAGCTAAGTATGATTTGTTTGTAGCGTTTCTTGTTAAAGCTAATACCATTGATGTTGTGGCGTGTTCTAAAAGGGATTCATCAAAAGATGCTTCTTCTCTTATACCTGTTTCTACTAAATCAGCTACAACACCTAACGGAGTTGCTAAAGGGTCAAGTCTTTGATAACTGAAATAAGTGTCTCCCATTTTAATACTATAGGGTCTCCATCCAGTCGCCATTAAAGCTTCTTTTTCTCTTTCGTTACTAGGTCCACCCCCTGTTATGTACTCTCTATTGTTATAAGCTACATCAATTAAAGCTCCTACAGTAAGAGTCCCTGTCACCACCTTACCTCTCGCTCTTGCTTTTAAGATAGGGTCTGCACTATTAAATTCAGCAAACAATCGCTCCCTTTCCTCTTTTAACACAGTAACAAAAGGAGTTCTCTCAAAAGAAAACTTTAAGATATTAGTAGGAGTACGCACAAAAGGAACTACAAATCTCAAGTAAGGTATTTTGTTAGTGGCTTCTTGGATTACTTTACCTAATGTCTTGTCTTGTAATTCTTTAGTAAAGGTTAAATACTGAGCTTCTTCCATTGAATACTGCATAAGTGCAGATGAATCAGGATTAAAGTTATCGTCCTTGTATTTGATGATGAAATCAGATTTATCTTTTCCTTTAAGACCTTGCTTATCTGCTATTAAAGAAGCTTCTCTAACAAGACCCTCCTCCGACATCATTCGTCCACCTTCAGTTACTATACCGTCAATAGTTTTATTGATGTGTCCAGCTAATGCTTTAGGATCACGAATACCTTGTTGTATACCTGACATAGCAGCTTTCATTCTAGCAGCTCTACGATAAGCTAATTGCTTAAAAAACTCATCAGAAGTTAAAAGCAACCTACTGGGAAGTCTTATATAACTAGCGTATTTATCTATTGAATCTTTAGCTGAGTCGGAAACAAAACCACCTATAGGAGATTCAGCTATACGCTGACCAGTTATAGAAGCTCGTTGACCTTCCTCAAACGCACGGTTTGACGGGTCTAGTAGATTGTCCTGGTCTTTAAAAGCTTGTTTAGCAAATTTACCTGCTTCCTTAAACATCTCACCGTCTGACCAAGAAGCTATAACAGCTTTAACAACATCCATGTTTCCACTAGCAATACCACCAGCTACAGCTTCTAAAGTAGTCATTACTTGAGTCAACGCATTACCCATGATATTAACCATCTGCGTCTTAGGACCACTCAATATAGAGTTCATCCAGTATTCAGTAGGCATATCTAGGAAGTGTTTACCTTGTGCTTTTTTAGCAGTCTTCAACAATCGAGCTAAACTACCCTCTAAATCTTCAGGATCAATATGCTCTCTTACAAGGTTAACCATACGCTCAGGCTTCATGTTGCCAGAGTTATTAACAAACTCTTTGCGTATGCCTTCTATTTGCGTTTCAGCTTCATTAAGTCCTAGCTTACGCTTACCGAAACCTTCATCTCTAGTTTGTAAGGTAATAGCTGTTTCTCTTCCTATTCTACGATAAACATCTGCTACAGTTAGTAATTGTTGGAAAGCATTCTTTAATTTAGCAATCGAAACATCACCGTAACCGTTGTCTTTAGCTTCTTGAGCGATCTCGCTAACATTCTGTATAAGGGCTTTACCTTGTTCTCTGTAAGATTGTTGAGTTATGCGAATATCACGCAGTACTTTCTCAGCGTCTTCTCCTTCTTTAGCTTGTGCTCTAACAGTTGTTTCAATTGCTTCGTCTATATCTGTAACTGCATCTGTAACTGTTACTTTCTCAGGATTAGCTTCGTAGTATTTTTCTAGTAAATCTTTCAGTACAACAACATCACCATCAGTCTCCAATGCAAACTGTGGTAGTCTAGGTTTACCACCTTTTAACAACTCACTAGCGTAGTCTCTAAACTTTTCAGGAACAGCATTTAAGAACTCTTCTTGTTTGTTTGGTTTGTACTCAGGCAGTGGTTTAGGTGCTTCAGGTTTAGGTTGTACAGATTTATTAGCTTTATCAATATTTAGCCTAAAATGAGCCTCGCCTGTGAAAGCGTCATCTAGCTCTAAATCTTCTTGGTTTATTTTAATTTCTATAATATTGTCACCAAAACCAACGGCTTGTCCGTCTTTCTTAGAAGAAACAAATATCTCATTCGTATTTTCTTTAGATATAAAACCTTCTTCGGTTATTTTGGAAGGGTCTTGATTCGTCCTATGATATACAGTTATAGTACCGTCTTCATTAACTGGAATCGGATTTCCTTCAATATCTTCAAATAAAGACTCAATCTTAGTTTCTTCTCTAGTCGGTACTGCTATCTCACCTGCTAAATCCTCTGTTATAGAGTCTGCTACCTTCTGTGCGTCGCCTGTTTCTTCTTTTACCTTACGGGCTTTCTTCATCGCCTTGACAGATTTAATAAACACACCCGCTACAGCTTCAAGACCTAGACCTTCCAACACATTTTTCATGCGTCCTTCTAGTTCTGATTCATCTCCGTCATACGCTAAGTATTCAGTGACTGGATTCTGTAACTCAGGTACTTGTTGTATAAGATTAGAAAGTCTAGCTTCTTGTCCGTTAAAGAAAGTAAAGTCAGTAGCAGCACCAGCAACGACACCCTTAGTAACAGTACCTGCTTTAGCTAATCTACCTGCTTTACCTGCAAGACCAAACAACGGAATAAATCCTGTAGCAAATTGTGATATACCTTCTACTGCACCACCTGCCATAGTCTTAGAAGTACCAAGGAATCTAGTATCATAGTCAGGGAGTACATCAAAAGATAAGTAGTCTGCTAGGTTGTACGCTCCTTGAAATGCACCTTCTATGCCTCGAAACGGAGCAGCTAATACATCACCTGCTATATCAAAAAAGTCGTTATCTTCTTCCTCGTTATTTAAATCTCCTGGTAGTGCCATAGTATTAATCTATCTCGTTTAAACCGTTTTTAAAAAGATTCCTTTGATTTCTAATAAACTCTAAGACATCTTCTTCTCCTATCTTAGTAGCTTTTTTAACCGCCTCATTGAAAGTTTTGTTAGATTCTCTTTCGCTTTTGCTTTTATCAAGTAAAGGTATTAATTCTAAAATGTCTGCTTTTGATACTAAAGGAAATTGAGAAGAGTTGAGCAACAAAGGATCAAATCTAGTGCCATAAGGAGTAACAGGTTGCTTTTCAAGTAAAGCATCTCCTAATAGTCCTTTAGCAGCTTGTAACTGAACTAAAGAATTTAAAGCTTCTTCTCGTTCTTCTTTTGTAAACTCAACCCTCTTTATTTCTTTTCCTATAGAACCTCCAAAACCTGATCTACTGCTATAATATTTCTTAGGTTGTTGTGCTTTGATTTTAGGCATTTGACCAGAGGCTATTAAGTTTAGCCTAATTAGTGTCTCCCCATCTGTTTTCCATAGATTCCGAAAAGCTTTCTTTCTTTCTTTTGATTCTATATTAGGGTTTCCAAAAACACTCAAGTCATTATTTAAGCTTAATTGTTTATCTTCCTCGTCATTAAAAACAGAGGAAAAAACACCTAGTTCACTTGCCTTTCCTGATTGTGCTACTTTTATTTTAACTTGTTCTTTGTCTGTTAAGAATTTAAGCCTAGCTTTTAAAGCGTTCTCTTGTTCTCTTTTATATTCTTTCTTGGTAGTCCTGATAAAATCTTTTATCTGCCTAGTCACTTCAGCTCTGTCTGAACCTATAGAACTACTTAACAGACTATTTAATTCATCTTGAATTTCAGTTTGAAAAGAATCCATATAAGAGTTCTGTATATTCACTAACTCTTCGTCTCCCATTAAAACATCATCTGACAATTGAGTGCTTGTTATTATAGTTTCATAAGCTGTGTTTAAATCTTTTAAATTAAAATCAATAGCTTGAGCAGGTCCAAAAGGGTCTCTTAGAATTTTATTTAGTCTAAAATCTTTAGGATCAATATCAGTTTTAATGAAATCATCCACATTACTTCTTAACTGTGCTAATCCTATTTGATCGGTACTAAAAGCTTCTTCTTGTTTAACAGCGAGGATTAAATTATCTATACTATCGTATGTGTTACCATTGTAAGTTCCTACTCCGTTTATCTCTATATCAGTATGGGCATTTTGAAACTCTGCTACTTTTTGCTCTACTAAATCTACTCGTTCTTTATCTTCTAATTTACGAACAGCTTCAGAAGTACGCTCGATCATATTTTCATAACCGTCATATTCGATTTCTGTCATCTTGGCAGCCCCAATGTTTATGTTCTCACTAGCCCACAATAACAAACTATCGGCTTTTTCTTCCATTCCATTTTTAGCTAAGTTCTCGAATACTTTCCCCAAAAGATCACGTTGTTCCGATGCACTAAACGCATTAAGATTTTCCCAAGCATCAGACAACGAAGCAGCTGTTACCTCATCATAATCTCCTAAATTACTACCCTCTTTAGCTAATTCGTAAAAAACACTAGTAGTACCGAAACCTGTATCACCTTTAGCTATTCGACTTTTTTGTGCATCATATTGCCTAACAAGAGGTAAAATCTGTGGGTTTATTGCTTGTTGTAAACCTTCTCGTGCAAAGCCTGACTCAGACAAACCAGTGTTGCTTTCTACAAACTGCTGCTGCACATTAGCTATTATTTCAGAAGTGCCTAATTCTTCGTCCCCTTCTACTGGGTTATCTAATCTATTATAGACTTGCTCCATTAACAAACGACTAGAAGCTTGTCCTACTGCTCTCAATTTTCTTTTCTGATTAACAGGAGAAGTAAGCCAACTCATTGCACCTTTTCTTACTTGCTTATCAAACTCTCCCTCTGTCTTTTGGAGCATCGCTTGAATCTCTTCGGGACTCTTCCTTGATAACTCATCTTCAAATTGTTCTGCTTCTATATCAGCTGCCTGTGTGTACTGCTGCAATACAGGATTAACCTGTGATAACGAGTCAGCAAGGTCCATCAACTTATTCCTACCAGCTCTACGCTGACCTACACTGTATTGACCTGCTCGTTGAATAGTAGGTTGTAAGCCTGGAACTGCATCACCTAACCCTTGTACTTGTACTCGTTCTTTAGCCATGATTAATATTTTAAATAGCTTCCACCTGGTGTACCTGGGGCATAAGAAGCTGTTGATCCTGATATAGTACCTTTAGGGATAACTGAACTAGGTGTCTTCATCCTACTCTTAATATCCAACCCTGTTCTGTATCCACTAAGTCCACCACTAACAGCTTCAAGACCTGCTGTAAGAAAGCTAGGTTTACTAATAGGTTGATTAATACTGATAAGTCTCTGTTGAGAAGCTAGTCCTGCTTGTTCTAATCCTAGCTGTGTACCAACTGCACTTAACTCTTGTTGTCTTAAAGTAGCTGCTCTATACCCTGCTTCCTGTCTAGTATAGTCATCCATCAAAGCTTGTACACTAGCACCTGCAACACCTGCTTCCCCTGCTGAAACTCTAGCTCTAGCTAACGCTTCTTGGGATTTCCTACTGACTTGTTCAAGTTCCCTAGCCGTAGCTTCTTGCTCTTGTGCTTGTCGCATCCTAATTGAGGACTGTTCCTGTAACGCTCTTTGACGCTCCGCTGCTGCTGACTGTGCTTGATAAGCTGCTTGTTGTTTAGCTTGTTGTCTTTGTCCTGCATATCCTAATATAGCTGATCCTGCTCCTACTCCTGCTGAGATTGCTGGTAATGCTGCGACTATTGCTGGAAAACACATAATAAATTACTTCCTCTCTATCTTAAATGACTTATAACCAGGATAATTGCAATCCTCAAAACTAGCACCTAACCAAGTTAACCACCTGACACTGAGTGTATTAGCTTCCATGACATAGTTTGTTAAGTAGTCAAATCCATCCATCAAATCATCTATCCACTCTTGTG